TAGGATAATAGTCCATTACTGCCTTTCGATATCATCTTCTTCGCAGTAATCACCTATCTGTACTTCTAGTATATGACAAGGCTCGTCTGTGTCATTAATGCCTTGATGCCATTGCATTTCATGAATAATGGCTCTTTGATGTGGACCTAGTTCTGACATAATTTCAAAGTCTGTGCTACCGTTTATAGTTCCAATAGTACAGTTGCCTTTTAAAATATACCAAAACTCTGAACGACTTTTGTGTCGTTGCATACTTAATCTTGACTTAGGATTAATTACCAGTTCTTTAACTTTGTAACCTTTTGCTTGATCAAGCACACGCCAGTATCCCCAATCACGCTCGGTCTTTTGTGTTTTCCAGTTGTCTAATATCCAACTTGAACTATTCTTTTTATCTTCGCCGCCTACACCATATACAAATGTTAATTCGCCTGTTTTGTCGTCAAATAGTTCTGGAATGTTACCGGCTTGTCTATCTCCGCCGTTAGCAAATATTATTTCTGTATTTGGAAATAGTTTTCTAGTTTTATTGATTGCATCAGTAGCACTGCCGTCATCGTCGTTAAAATCAATTACACGATCAACAACAGATAACTCTTTGATAATTGCTTCTCTTTCTGTCCACGGCATAAAAGGTCTTCCTTTTTTACGTGTAAGCCAAGCATCAGAATTAAGGCCAACTACTAGATGATCTCCTAATTCTTTTGCTGCTTTGAAATAAGCAATATGTCCGGAATGTAATGGGTCAAAGCCACCTGTAACTAATACTATACGTTTCATACGTATATTTATATGGTCAGATAACTCTGTAAAAATTTATTGGATATTAAAGTGAAGCATCGTCTAAACCAGCGGTACGTAGTTTAACGATGTTAGATAATTGCCATTGTTTAATGTCTAAACCTTTAATAATTCCTAACCATTTATTCCTTAATAGTGCGAAATCATTAATGATCTTTTCAAAATCTACAACATCGGCTTCGCCGTCTACAAACTTCTCTGCATCTCTTGAACTTAAAGCACGTTGATAGTTTTCAACGTATTTTCTAAAATGCGAAGCACGTAAACGGCGAAGTTCGATATTAAGATATTCTAGTATTGCTTCAATCTCTTGCAGTTGCGAAAATCTATTTTCAACAATAGCGGGCATAGTAGCAGACGCTGTTTCAATTCTGCCGGCGATATTAGTTTCTTTTTTTGCTTCTAATAGTTCCTTATTAAAATGCTCAATAGCATCAGGAATATTAGAAATATCTTTTGAAACTTTATCGTACCAATTTACCATATTAGTCCCATTCATCTTCATAGTCGTCTTCGGCGATCTCTTCTTCGTCGATGACATATTCTACTGCATTATCAAGATAAGTGTCTATACCAAACACCCCTTCGAGTACTTGTTCACTCACTCCATAATCTAACAATGTGTTAATATATTCCTGTGCTAAGTCTTGTTTTTTTGCTTCAGGAAGATGTTCTGCCATTATGTTCCAAATATCTGCGATTAGGTCTTGTTGCATACTTTTTATTCTCCTACGGTTTCTCCAACTTCTGTTTGTTCTTCAACAGGTTCTGCTGTTTCTGGTTTAACGGTAATGTCTTCCATTACCATATTTAATTTATCACCAGTCCAGTTCTTTCTGTACTCAAGATGAGTCTCGCCTGCCAAGTCAACGTATTTAAGTCGATTGCCGTCTTTTTTCAGTATGCCTTTTGCTTCGAACAAGTCAACTAGTCCACTGTAAGGATCCATTCCTGTTTCGTATGGAATCTTAACCTGTACTGCTTCGAACGGTTTTGCGTAACGAGTTTTCATTACTTTACAAGCCGCTCTAATACCATTTACGGTACTAGTTTTATTGCCGTCTTCGTCTTCTTTAAGTTTTAGTTTACGCATTGCTACTACAATTGAACTTGCATAGATAAATCCTTGACCGCCTGAAATTTTATCATCTGGATCAAACATATCTTGCGAGGCATACGTATGATTCGTTGCAACAAGACCTACATTGTGCGAACCAAACATATTAACTGTATTACGTACAAGTGCTGTTAGTGCTTTAGGTTTACGACCCATATCACCTTTTAAATCGCCTTTACCAAATTGATCAACATCAGTAGGTGTGAGCAACATACCTAGCGAATCAATTACAAATAATACTTTAGGGCGTTCTTCTTCTGCCATATCTCTATAGTCTTTCATAAACTCAGAGATTGTTTTTGCTACATCATCGATCATAGACATAGATAGTTTTAGAAGTTTATCTTCTGAAGTATCTACGTTAAGAGCGTGTAACCAAGCCTCGTCTAATGCGTTCTCTGAGTCAATTAGTACTACAAAGATACCTTGTTCTTGTGCTGCTCGAACAATGTTCGCACTAGCGAAATAAGACTTGCCGGCACCAGATTCACCTGCAAAGACTGTTACTTTGCCTAGTGGTACACCTTTATTAAAGTCACCACTAATCAAATAGTTTAGAGCATAATTCCCAGTTGAAACCCAATCAGTTGGATCACTGAAGCCAATGCCAAGGCCATCAATACTTTTTGTAAGATTCTTTCTGAACTTACTTACGTCGAATGGTTTTGCCATAATATCCTTTCCTCTGTTAAGGGTGAGAGACTTCGCTGGTTACCGTACGGAAGTTTTTGCCGGAACTCTCACTAAACCTTTATTATTGCTGTCTGTT